AACAGTCCGGCCCAGCTGAATCGCTACCTTCGGTTGCACTGTGGGAAGCGGACGAAGCAGACGATCGCCTGGCTCACGATGGCCAAGTGGGACGCCGCCGGCGGGATGGTCGAGGCCTCGGACTTCGCCGGCCGGACCGCCTATCTCGGTTTCGACCTGTCGGCGACGACGGACTTCACGGCCGCCGTGTGGATCGCCCCCTACGAGATCGACGACCGCGAGACGGTCTCGCTCGCCTACCTGGTGTGGTCGCGGTTTTGGATTCCGGAGGAGCGGGTGGAGGAGCTCGAGCGGCTGACGCGGGTCCCGCTGCGCGACTGGGCGAAGGCCGGATGGTTGACCTTGACCGAAGGGAACGTGGTCGACTACGCGAAGGTCCGGGCCGACATGTCCGCGGAGACCGAGCGGCTCGGCTGTACGGTCGCGGAGGTCGCGTACGACCCGTGGAACGCGACAGAGACGGTCCAAGAAATGCAGAACGAAGGCCACACCATGATCCCCACCCGCCAGGGCTACCTCACTTTGAACGCGCCGGCGAAGGAACTGGAACGCGCCGTGATGGGATCGACCCCCGAGCGGCCGCTGTTCCGACATGGCGGAAACCCGGTCCTTCGGTGGATGGCCGACTGCGCCGAGGTAATGCAGGACCCGGCCGGCAACATCAAACCGGCGAAGCCTGACCGGCGGAAGAGCTCGAAGCGGATCGACGGGATCGCGGCCGCCGTGAACGCCATGTCCCGCGCGATGCTGCGCACCACCCCGAAGAAAAAGCGCCGCTCCGGCGGCTCCGCGTAGGAGGTCCACACCATGGCCCAAGACAACAGGGACCCGATCAAGGTCCTCCGCAAGCTGCACGCCGAGCTGGTGCGCCGCCGGCCCGTGATCGAACGCGCCGAGGCCTACTACGACGGCGCGCACAATCTGGCGTTTGCAGGCCAGAAGTTCCTCGAGGCGTTCGGAGGTCTGTTCAACGCGTTCGCTGACAACTGGTGCGGGGTGGTGACGAACGCCGCCGAGGAACGGATGGAGGTCCAAGGCTTCCGGGTGAACACGGCGACGACCGCCGACGCCGCGGCCAAGCGGCTGTGGGAGGAGAACGAACTCGACCTGCAGTCCGGGATGGGTCACCTCGACGGTCTGATCTCCGGCGCGTTCTTCGTGACCGTCTGGCAGGGCGAGACCGACAAGGTTCCGGAGATCACGGTGGATTCGTCGTCGATGACGGTCGTCGAGTGCCACCCGAAGCAGCGCCGCCGGCGGACCTCGGCACTGCGCGCTTACGTCGATGACGACGGATACGAACACGCCGAGCTGTTCTTCCCGGAGGCCGTGTACCTGTTCCGGTCGAAGGCGAAGCGCACCGCCGGCGGAACGATCGACCCGGGCCGCTCGCAATGGGTGATCGAGGACCAGCTCGACGTCTCCAATTCGCTGGACTCCGCCGGCCGGATGACGAACCCGCTCGGCGTGGTCCCGGTCGTCGAATTCCTGAACATGCCGCGGCTGACCGTCTCGCGCCAGGCCGGGTGGGCCGCGCATTCGGAGATCGCGTCCGTGATGCCGCTACAGGACGCGGTGAACAAGCTCGTCGCGGACATGCTGGTCGCGTCAGAATTCGCGGCATTCCCGCAACGTCACCTCGCCGGCTACGAGCCCGACGACGTGCTCGGCCCGGACGGGAAACCGACTGGCCAGACGATCGCCCCCAACTTCGTCAGTGGCCCGGGCAAGCTCTGGTGGCTCGAGAACGAAGAGGCCAAGTTCGGTCAGTTCGACGCGGCGGACCTCGCATCCTCTGTGCAGGCGATCGAACTGGTCGTCCAGCACATCGCGAGTATCTCGGCGACACCGCCGCACTACCTCCGCGCTTCGGCCGACCGGCTGTCCGGGGAGAGCATCAAGAGCGCAGAGAGCGGCCTGATCGCGAAGGTCCGCCGGAAGTCGCGCGGGTGGGGCGCCGGGTGGGAGGAAGTGATGCGCCTCGCCGGCCAGGTCGCCGGGATCACCGAACTGTCGGGAGCGCAGTCGATGGAGACGATCTGGCGTGATCCGGAGACCCGTACCGAGTCCGAACACGTGGACGCCGTGTCGAAGAAGAAGGACCTCGACGTTCCGGCGCCGCAGCTGTGGGAGGAGCTCGGCTACACCCCCGAGCAGATCGGCCGGTTCCCGGCGATGCGAGCACAGATGCAGCTCGAAGGGATGGCCGCCAACGCCGCCGAGAAGGCCCGGCTCGCGACGGTCGAAGCGGACATGCTCGCCCGCCAGCAGCTCGCCGCCACCGGCGGACTGCCCCCGTCATCCGGCGCGGCCTAGTTCATGGGCACGCCGGCCGAACTAGTCCACGTCCAGCAGGCGCACCACCGCCGGTTCCTCGGTCTGCAACAGAGCTCGGCCGAGCTGGTGGGCCAACAGTGGGACACGTTCGCAGGTCTCGACGACACGGCGGCCGCGCAGTTCGAGGCCGCGACCTCTGTCGTGATCGACACCGCGAAGGCGCAGACTTCGACGCTCGCGGTCGCCTACATGAACGCCAACGACCACCTCGGCGGCTTCCCCGCTTCCGGTCTGGTGCCCGTGCTGCCAGAGATTCGGAATGGCATCCCGGCCGCCGAGGTCTACCACCGTTCGATCGTGGAGGCCCGGGTGGCCGTGGCAAACGGCGCCACCTTCGAGGACGCCATGGCAGCCGGCCGAGCCCGCGCCGTGGCCACCGCCCGGACCGACGTCAGTCTGGCCAACAAGGCCGAGATCGCCCGCGGTGGCCAGCTCCGCCCGTGGGTCGTCGGCTACCGGCGGGTGCTGACCGGCCGCTCATGTGCGTTCTGTGCGACCGCCTCGACCCAGCGGTACAAGTCCGCCGACCTCATGCCGCTGCACCCTTCGTGCGACTGTGACGTCGGCGAAATCTTCGGCACCGAGGACCCCGGGCACATCATCAATCGAGACCTGTTGACCGAGCTCAAGAAAGCCGGCGCCGAGGACGGTCGCCCCGACTACTGGAATGGCCCGTACGTCGTCGACCCCGACGGCGCGATCCGCTACCGCCAGGTCGAGAAGTTGCTCGGCCCTGACGGCGCCCCGCTCCGGCTGGCCGACGGCGCGATCCAACGCAAGGTCACCGCCGGCGAGCTCGTGCGCGTGGAAGTGGTCGAACATGGCGAGCTCGGTCCGATGTTGACCGACGCGAAGCACGCGACCACGACCGCCGAGGACCTGTCGACCGGTTCGACGCGGCGCACGAAGGCGAAGGTCTCGGATCCGGACGTGCTGGCCGAGGCCCGCCGGCGCAACGTGTCCCCCGATCGAGTGATCGAACTTCGCGAGCAGAAAGCGGAACGCCGCTACCTCGAGGACCGGGCCCGGCGCGAGGTCGCGAAGAACCTCACCGCCACCGATCCCGACGTGGTCCGGGTGGCCGAACGGTTCGGCGTTCATCCCGACGAGGTGCTGAACGCCCGGGCGCGGGTGGCCGAGGTGCGCAAGATGGCCCGCGAGGAAGCGGCGCGGGTGCAGGCCGACGCGTTGCGCGAGCTCGACCGGTTGGATTCGTTCCGGCTCAAGAATCCGCCGCGGCTCGGTTCGAAGACCGGGATGGGATCGAACGCCCGCGGTGGCGAGTGGGACTTCCTCGACCAGCTGTCCGAGCGTGAACGGTCGCGGCTGTCGCGTGCGTGGTATGGCGGGACGGAGGCGCCAGACCAGATGGCCGCGACCATGTCGAACGCGATCGGCCGCGACCTCGACGTCGATCAGGCGACCGACCTGTGGCTCGAGCTGAACCGACGGGCCGAGGCCTCTGGCGCTCTTCGCCGCGGGAAGCTCCCGAGTCTGGACGCCTACTCCGGACAGATCGACCCGGCGAATCTGCTGGCCGAGCTCACGGACCAGGGGTACGACGTGACGCTGGTCCTCGGCGACGACCTCACGGCCGCCGGTCACATCGCCGCGACCGACGGCGAGCTGGTGCGCCAAGAGGCGATCGACTACCTCGGCGCCGCGCTGAACGCGGTCGAAGGTCCGAGCCCGTACCGAATGTCCTTCCAGTCGTGGGAGGCCGAGGTGCGGGACCTCGAATACGCGTTACGTGAAGGACTGGCCACCGCGACCGAGCGGCGCCGGCTGGCCGAGCTGGTCCCCCAGCACCTTGACGAACCGGGCCTCGACTTCGAAGACCTGTACGCTCGGATCGTGAGCACTGCACGCAAGGCCGGCGAGGAGGTCCCGGACTATGCCCGGATCCCGTGGGAATGACCGCCAGAACGCGCCGGCCGGAGCGAACCGCGACCGGCTCGCGGAGTGGGAAACGCGGGCCTTCACTGTGCTTCGCCGGCAGGCCGACGCCTCGACGCCCGTCGACGACGAACTCCCGGACGACCCGTGGCTGGACCTCGACGAGCTGAGATCCTCGCTCGCGCGGCTTCCGGGCGCGTAGTATCCGCGGCGTCGGATGCGCGACGCACCGACTGGACCAACCGAAGGAGCTCCCGCGATGGGCGCAACAACAGGAACCGAACCCGCTCCGCCAGCTGCAGGGGCACCCCCCGCCGCTGGTGGCGCAACTCCTCCCGCCGGTAGCGCGACGCCGCCGACCAACGAGGACGAACCCGCAGACCTCGGCGAAGCTGGACTCAAGGTCCTTCGCGCCGAGCGAGCCCGAGCCCGTGCGGCCGAAGCCGCGAAGCTCGCCGCCGAGGCCGAGCGCGACCGTCTCAAGGCGCAACACCAGACCGCCGAGGAGAAGGCGCTGGAAGACGCAAAGAAGTCCGGCCGCGACGAAGCCACCCTCGAGGCGAACCGCCGGATCACACGGTCCGAGATCAGGGCCGCCGCAGGCGGTAGGTTGCAAGATCCCGAGGACGCGAGCGCGATGCTCGGCGACCTCGACCGCTTCATCGTCAAGGGTGAAGTCGACACAAAGGCGATCACGTCAGCGATTGACGAGCTCGTGAAGGCCAAGCCCTACCTCGCCGCTGCAGGCAAGGCCCGGCCCCTCCCCGGTGGAAGCGCGACGCAGAATTCCGGGACCAGCTTCAACGACACCATCCGCCGCCGCATCCGCGGTGGTAGCTGAACCCCAGGAGGCAACGCCCCACCATGAGTTACAACGACCAGATCGACCGCACCGACGCCGGCGCACTGATGCCCGAAGACGTGACGAACGAGATCCTGGGCCGCATCGCCGAGGACTCCATCGTGATGAATTTCGGCCGCCGGCTCCCGAACATGTCGCGCAAGACGCGGCGCATGCCCGTCTGGCAGACCTTGCCGCAGGCCTACTTCGTGAACGGCGATACCGGTCTCAAGCAGACCACGAAGGCCAGTTGGGACAACGTCTTCATCGAGGCCGAGGAGATCGCTTGCTTCGTGGTGATCCCCGACGCTGTCGCCGATGACGCCGACTACGACATCTTGACCGAGGTCAAGCCCGGCATCATTTCGGCGATCGGCAAGACATTCGACCAGGCCGTCATGTACGGCATCAACGCCCCCGCGTCGTGGCCCGACGCGCTGTCCCTCGGCATCGAGAACGCCGGTCACCGCGTCACCCTCGGCGACGTCGGCGACCTGTACGACGACCTGATGGGCGAAGGTGGGGTGCTGTCGCTGATCGAGGAGGACGGCTACTTCCCGAACGGTCACGTCGCCGCACTGCGGATGCGCGCCAAGCTGCGCGGCCTGCGCGAGAAGGACGTCGACGGCAACCCGACCGGCGAGCCGATCTTCCTCTCCGCCAAGATGGCCGACGGCGCCGCCGGCTACTCGCTCGACGGCGAGGCGCTCGCCTTCCCCCGCAACGGGGCGATGGACCCGGCGCGGTCGCTGCTGATCTCCGGCGACTGGTCCCAGCTGGTGTGGAGCATCCGCCAGGACCTCACCTACAAGGTCATCACCGAAGGCGTGATCACCGACGCCGACAACAACATCATCATCAACCTGCCGCAGCAGGACGCGAGCGCTCTCCGTGTCGTGTTCCGCGTCGGTTGGGCACTGCCGAACCCGATCAACCTCGTCAACGAGGACTCGGAGACGCGGTACCCGTTCGCGTCGCTCGAGCCCGTCGGCGCGAGCTGATCTCCTGAGGGTCAGCGAATGACGGAGGACAGGGATACCGGGGCACTCGTGGCCGTGGTCGTCCCTGTCCTCCGTCGCGTTCACCGGGTGGCGCCCTTCCTCGATTCGATCGAAGCCGCGACCCCCGAACCGCACGAGGTCCACTTCGTGGCCACGGCCGGCGACGCGGCGCTGATCGCCGAGATCGTGCGGCTCGCCGAGGACGACCCGGCGATCGTGCTGCACGTGCTGGCACCGACACAGATCGGCGACTACGCGAAGAAGATCAATCACGGGTACCGCAACAGCTCGGCCCCGTTCGTGTTCCTGGCCGCCGACGATCTGGCGTTCCACCCGGACTGGTGCCCGGCCGCGCTCGCACCATTCGACGACCCTCGAATCGGCGTGGTCGGAACGCAGGACCTCGCACCCACCGAACGATCCCGAACCGGGCAACACTCGACGCACTGCATGGTCCGGCGCACCTACGCCGACCAGTTCGGCACGATCGACGAGCCCGGCCGGATCTTGCACGAGGGGTACCCGCACGAGTACGTCGACGACGAGCTGGTCGAGACAGCGAAGCACCGCGACGCGTGGGCCTTCGCCGGCGCCTCGGTGGTCGAACACCTCCACCCCTCGTGGGGGAAGGCGCCGACGGACGCGCTCTACAACGGGCAGCGCCGGCGGATGGAAGCTGGACGCCGCGTGTTCATCCGCCGCCGCGGACTATGGGCCTCGACTCCGTCGCGGTGATCGTCGCCACGTTCGGCGATGACCAGTGGGCGCAGCTGGCGCGCCCGCGCGCTGTACCGTCCGCGGAGGCCGAGCGGC